GTAGCAATCTCCTCCATCTTCTCAAACATTTTGTCACTTTTTTCTAGCAGGACTTCCCCGGCCACCACCGCATACATCCCATTCGGGAACGTGTCATTCGGCAGACAGGTATAGACTTTTTCGGTTGCCCCTTCACGGCGCTGCTTGCCCCCGTAATCATTCCAACTGGACGCATAGGCCAACGCTGCTTGATAGTATTCCGCCAGCGTGGTTGAGCTTGATGGCTGCACATCCTTCCCACGCTGGCCGTACCGTTGGAAGTAATCCAAGGGCCGATGACGGATTCTGAGCAGTTCATCAATCTTGCCCATCGAACTATGTTCAAAATCATAATAGGCTTCAAAGGGAGTCCCAACTTCGGTGACCACTTCCCCACCAGACATTTGCTCTTTTTTCACTTGCCCATCAGAATCCGTGGCATACTCCATATCGGTCCCGCCACATTCCGGACAGCCTTGCTCAAATTTGTCAGGCAGGTCTTCATATTCGCAGGTCACGCACCGGCTAAAGGGTATGTCGATCTTCGACCCACCAGAGGGGTCATACATATTGAAGATCCAGCCGTTGCCCGTATAGACCAACCAGGTTGCGAGGCGTTGGCGCCAAAACTGAAAGCCGGTAGACTCTTTCAATACATCAAGAATCGCATTGGCTGTTTCGGCTTGTGTCCGTTGTATTTCATCGGTTTCGTCTGCCGGGGACCACTGCAGGGGAGGCTCCACACGTAAGAGTAGGGCAACGAGGGCATCAAGGGTTGCCGCAAAGCGGTTGGTGACAGGCGTAGGAATCCAGGGCTGCAGCACCTTCGCCTTAAAGAGATTGGTTGCCACATCCCACACAATCCACTGCATCCCTTGCTTGAACAGCAGATTGCGGTACCAGTCCCGTTCATATCCTTGCCGTTGGAACCGATAATCTTCTTCCGCTTTTTTAATCCGGTCAAGGATTTGCCCGTCAGAAAGGCCCATTATTTCTTACTCTCCATCACGTCATCGAAGATGCTTGGCTCTATCGGATTCCCGGGACCCGCTTCCGCAAACGGGTTGAGCATCTTTTCAAGCTGTGATTGTTTCAGGATAGTTTCGCGGACAGGCGGTTTGCCTTGAAAGGCGAGCAGTTGGTCAATGGCCGAGGATTCCCGGCGCTTCGATTCGGCAAGGTTCTTTTCCAGAAAGGCAATCATACTATCCTTGGCTTCGCACCGAGGACAGGTCAACCACCCTTGCATCAGGCGTAAAAGTTTGACCATGCCTTTTTGGTATTTCCTAACTTTTCTTTTTCGTGTTCAGCGTTCGTTTTCCAGAGTCCTATCGCCTTTGGCGCATTTTTTCGACCCCCTTTAATGGAATCAAACGTAAACAGGTGGATCATAACGTACCGCAAGGCATCCATCAAGTGTTCAAAGTAGCCGTCCTTCTTCGGTTTGTTCTTGAGCTTCCCTTCTTCATCCTTGCCCGACGCCCCGGTATCCAAGACATATCCCCCACCAAACCCGTCGATGAGATCCACATTGCACGGATCAATGAGGATGTTCGGGGTGCCGTCTTCTCCGATCATGAGTTTTTGCTCCATGATCTTCAAGCCTTCTTCCAGGTAGGAAAACCGGGTCACCACTTCAATCCCGAACTGTTCCATTAAAATAAACGTCGTCGCGCCCTTGTCGGATTCTTGTGCGCCAGCAATATCCCCGTAGTCGGTAATCTGAGCCCGGGGGAATCGGAGGTTCGTTTCGGAGACGACTAACGGCGCAAAGCGAAAGATGTTCATGTTTTTGCCCATGAACGAGTAAAGAATCCGGAGTTTTAAATCCCGGCCTAACTGACACCACACCACGGCAGGCCGTGACCGGCCAAAGTCCCATCCCCGCGCAATCGGCAGCTTCGGATCATACTTGCAATCCTGCACATGGACCGCCCGATTGAAGTTCGGGAAGAAGGGGTCACCCTCCTTGATGGTGAAGTCAATATCATGCTCTCTGGCCCAATCCCGGTCTGTGGCTGTGACGGACTTGGCTTTCTCGTACCAGATTTTTCCGGCAGGCGTTTCCGGCCTACGATCCGGGTCTGCCGTATCATGGATGGCAATCACGCGCATCCCCTTCCGGTTCGTCCAGGTCCACATCCCCTGGTCAATCGGACAGGTCACGTTGTCCGGCACTTCAATCCCGTTCAGAATATGCGGGGGGACAATCGACGGCATTTAGATCCGGCCCTTTTCCTTCTTCCGCTTCTGGATCTTTTCGCGTTGGGGTTTATAGACTTCCATTTCCATGTCACTTCCCCCGTCATCCGGGGGCACCATGACGTAGCCCTCGTCATACATTCTCGAACGGGGCAAGCGTCGGGCTTCCCCCTCATGGGATGGCTTCCGCTTCGGTTTCAATAAACGGTTTCCAATAGCTCCCATGGCGCGTCCCCCCGGGTAATAGGTTTTTAAAAGCTGGTTGGCTGGCATTATTCTATGGCCTTATTTTTGTTCATGTAATAACTCCGAACCTCTTGTTCCGTCCCGATATACTCCAATTCGACTTTCTCTCCTGGCTTCATAAAGAACGGCAAAAAGACCGTCAGCACATCCGAACAGCCCACCGCATGAGTCAATTCCCCGCTAATAATCATATGTTTCTCGTTCTGGTCTTTACGCAGATGCAGGCGTACTCTCATCGGACTAAATCCTCGCCCTTGATTAAGGCTTGCATCGGCCCCCCTAAATTGGGGGTGCTGGTCACAATGAACTGTCCGCCACCGATAATCGACGGCATGACCGCCCGGAGACTTTTCCGGGCTTCCGGCTGAAAGTCAAACTCATCCCCGTAGTAAATACTCACGGTATTTGACCGGATAATATCCCCCCCTTGGGGTAACGCCCAGATAAAGGAATTGGTCTTGGGAATGACGAGTTTTTCTTTCACGTCCCGGGGGGTAGGGATACGCGGACGCAAATGCTTCACCCAGACCGGCAAATGGTCATACAAGAATTTACAGCGCACGATCATTTCAAAGGCATCGTCTTCGCGCTTGGTCTGATAGATCACCAGCAGATTTCGGAACAAGGTCACCTTGGCCACCAGATAGGCCAGCGTCAACCAGGTCACCACTAACTGTCTGGACTTGGCTACCAGGACGTATTGTTCTTTGCAGAGTTCTTCGAGGTAGGCCCAACAATAGGGTTTGTCGGGGAGGGGTTTGGCCGGGTAACGGTCATCATGTTCGTCCTTCGTCTTGAACCACCCATGCCCTAAAATGAAATCGGGAATGTTTTTCTGATATTTGACTAGCAGATTTTCGGCATCTGTCGTGGTCACTTTCATTGTGGGTTATGTCCTCGGTTGAGGCATTGCACCAGCTTTCGTAGTGCGCGGAGTCCCGTCAAATCCGTCGAATTGGGCAAGCGTAGCATCATCGGGCGCGTCGGGGTCCACGTCAATTTCTTCTTCTTCTTGATCTTGAACATCCACCGCTCCTTCGTTGGGCGTAATATTGATTGTGCCAGAATCCCGCACCTTTTTCATCTGCTTCTTAATTTCCCGGCGCAGCGCCTTCGTCAATTCACCGTCCGCGTCTAGCTGATCGTCTGAAATCCCGGCCTGCTTCAATAACTCTCCCGCCGTTTCCGCACAATACTGCGACACATAGGCCAGATCGCGCATTTCCTTGGCTTCCAGTCTCACCTTCTTATCTTTTTGGAAGTCATCGTGCAAGCGGTTCAAGCCAAGCCCGATCAAGCGGTTGGCGGATTCGGCATTCTCCAAGCACTTCACCGCCGTCCCGACCCGGTTCCGGGCCACCGCCTGCAGGATATGCGGACGTTTCGCCTCGGCCTTGACCACCGCCATCGAACAGCCTTCGCGCTGCACAATAGCTTCCATCGACTCCCCGGCGACTAAGGCCCCGCGTATCCGCTTCTTCTGCTCATCTCGGGCTTTCCACGGCATCCGGCTCATTGGTCGTCTTCCTCATCCAGACAATCCTGACAATAGCCCCTCACCACCTCTTCAAACCGATGCCCACACCCCTGGCAGGTCACCATACACTCACCCAAAACCACACCACCACCAATCCCCAGATCCCTAGCATCAACACTTCCAACCCCTCCTCAGTCATCTTCCCAAATCTCCATCGTCAACCGCCCCACTCCCGACTCCCCAATCAACTTCCACGGCATCTTCGCAAACACCACCCCCAAACTTACAAAAAACCAAAACCCCATAAAAAA